GCAACCACTCCATCTCCAACAAAGTTTAGTGTAGTTGCACTTGTAGATAATGCACTACCTTCATCTTCAATAGTTATTCCACTACTACCAGCAGACCCAGTTACAGTTACAGCTGCACCCGACAGTGTAGATACACTTAAGTTTGCTCCAAAGTCTATGGTTCCAGCAGTTCCAACTGTTGTTCCACCATCTTTAATAATGATACCTGTTCCAGAAGCAGTAACTCCTGTTAATCCTGATCCATTACCACTGAATGATGTTGCAGTAATTACTCCTGTGATTGTGGTGTTAGTCTGGATTGCAACTTGACCAGCTTTTAAATTTAGGTCGCCGTTACTCTCTATAGTCGGGTCGCCACTTGCTCCAACTATATTAAGATCCTTTACACCAAACGATTTTTCTGCCATTGCGCTAGTCTTTTTTAGTATTTATTAAGAGAACTTTATCTCTACTCCACCACTAATCTTAAGATTAGGTGAGTTCAAGATCTTGATCTCAGGTTTTTTTGGTTCAGTAGGTGAACCAGTAGGAGCATCCCATATTACAACAGGGCCATCACCATATTGATTTACTGCATGGAAATCTTCCCACTGTGATGATGTTGCAGTAAAGGATGTGATATCATCACCATAGTAAAATCTATCTGGGCTTTGAGCACCACAACTATTCTTCAACCAATCTTTGACACCTCTCCAAGTCCATGCTCTATTGTACTGAAGTTTAGTAGTGATCCAACCAGCAACAGTAGGACACCCAGAACTTGTACCACCAAAGTCAACATCATATGGAGTCAATGATAGTCCAGTATATGTTTCTGGATGAGGATATGTTAGGTTAGAGTTCCTTCCATCTGCTGTGAGTGTATCATCAGCAGCACCATAAGCATCAATACCTGTTCCTCTATCACTGTATGATACTATTTTTTCCTTGTAGTCTGAATCACTTAAACTAGTATATCCAGTGCTACTGTATTGATCATCCAATGCACCAACATTGATTGCAGCGAACTCTGTTCCAGCAGTAGACAATCCAGATGTGGTCTTACCTAATGCTTGTGGCCATCCTCTTCTGTTAATTGTATTATAACAAGTCAAACCAAATTCACTATGAGTTGAGGATTGTAGAGATTGATTATCACTAGTAGCCCAATAGTTATTATAGTCTGCATCGCCAGGACTTTGTTGTGTCTGATTACTATTACCAGAAGCACAAACAAAAATGACTCCCGCTTCAGATAATTCATCACCAGCAGCGGTGACAGAACTATCTACCATCTCTCCTTTACATCTACTTAGATCTCCAGCAGAACCATATCTATCAAAGAAAGCTGGTTCATTACTACTATCATACGATACACCATTCACTGATCCATCTATTGCTGCTGGTCTGTACCAATAGTAACCTGTGGTGTGTATAGAGTTAGATCTGTAACCCCAACTATTACTTGATAGTGTGGGATTCTTGTCATCATTTTGTTTCCCAGATGTTGCAGAGTGTCTATCGTAGTTTGGTTTGTATAGATGGAATAGTTTCTGTACATCAAACTGACTACCATTGATTCCAGCATTAGATCCACCGATACCATTGATAACCCATTTGTTACAGTTATATGCTGAACCATAGTTCTTACCAAATACTTGACCAGCACATTGAGTTCCGTGATCAGTACCGTTAGTTCCCTTTGCAGTATTACTTCCATTACAACTAGCTCTTGTATATGAACCACTGATTCCATTTGTAGTTCCTATAGTGGAGAACCCTGCCGATCTCTGACTTGAATCAGACCACCATGCTCTTGCAACAGAATCTTGTGGAACTGTTGTACCATCCCAACGTTGAGTTAATCTATTAATTGGATCTGCATTAAACCAATCTGGATCAATATAATATGGACCATCAAGAACTACATCTAGAACACCACATGTGCCTGGTGTTGTAGATATACCACTCCATGTCAATGCGTTTCCTGTTGACCATCCTACAGGATCATCGTCAGTATGTACAAACTCAGGGTGTGCAATCCAGAAACCATCATCAGATACGATTGCATCTACGCCAGTTCCGTCACCTAATTGTTTTGGTTCAGTTTCTATTATCAAATGATCATTTCCAGTCACTCCAGTTGCTGTTGCATCCCAAGGATTTTCTTTTTGTGTATGTCTTAGTATCTGATATCCAGTTCTATTCTTATCTGATGCACCAATACCAGCCTGAGATGTAGGTGGTAGTGATGGTGCAGTATTCCATGCCCTGTAGTTGGATACTGTCTTGTCAAATCTGCCAAATCTTTTTACGCCAGTGGTTATATCTTTAGGATCGGGAGAATAGTTGCCTGGATATACGTCATAGTCAATACAAACGAATACAACTTTAGGATGTTTTCTTAGATCTTCTGCTTCCGCATCAGTCAACATATAAGTTGCTCTGGTATCACTATGTTCCTTCTTATCAGGACACACTATTGATGGATCAGGAATGTTATCTTCCAGTGAACCATCTTTTTCTAGTTCTTCGTGAATGAATACCCAATCATCTTTGGTATAACATTTGATAGAGTATGCTTTCTTATCATCAGCTCCAGTTGGCTTGACAGCTAACCCTGTCCTATCAAGAGTGTTCGTACTAGTATGAATCATAATCCTTGAATTAAGGTCTTAACAAATCTGTATGTTGTTAGTCCAGATATTCCAGACTCAGGTGTGAACTTGACTAAAACGTTGGTACTACTTACTGTTGCAGCGATGGATACCTGTTGTTCTGGGGAGTACATGATAGCATATTCTTGTGAGTATGCTGTAACTCCATCGTGCATGACTAGAAGTTTTTGTGACTGTCGGTATGTTCCTACACCAACCATGAATGTGTACTCTGCACTTGAGTAACTAGCGATTGGGAATGAATCTATTTGTTGTTCAACACCAGCAGACGCAGTGAATGTTCCAAATCCAGTAGTAGAAACTCCTCCTCCACCACCTGTTGCGGAGATTGTAATAGTTGCACCAGCGCCAGATGCCGTTGCAGTAACACCACTTCCAACAAAGTTGATGGATGTTATGTTAGATCCAACATCAGATCCCTCTTCTTTAATTGTAAGACTGCCACCACTGGATGCTGCTGGAGTCCATTGTGATCCACTCCATGTTAATACTTCATTAGCATTTGGAGTTGCACTAGAAACATTAGATAGATTACCTAAGTTCTGACCAGTGATACCTGTTAGATATCCACCAAGAGAATGATCTCCCCATGCGTATGCGTTTTCATATTGTGTGATATCAAGTGCAGTGATCTGTGCAGCAGGCCCTGTGAACGGAACTGCTCCTGCCAAGTTGACAGTTGCAACTCCTCCACTATGAGTTACTGTACATGCAGCACCGATGAAGTTAACTGTTTGTGCAGTACCAACGGTAGATCCTTCTTCTTGGTATATCATACCAGCGATACCACCACCTCCACCACCACCTGATGCGGTGACTGTTACTACGCCAGCAGATGCAGCAGATACTGATAGATTTGTACCAAAGTCAATAGTACCAATGGTTCCTACGAGTGTGCCATCATCTCTGATTATGATACCTGTACCAGAAGCAGTAACACCTGTTATTCCAGAACCATCACCAATGAAACTTTGAGCAGTTACAATACCAACGTTGAGGCTAGGAATCCCAGTTAACCCCTCTGCCAGAGTTGCGACTCCAGCTACCGCTGTATATGTGACTCCGATTCCAGTTATACCTGATCCATCACCTTTAAATGATGTTGCAGTTACAACACCAATATTATAGTTCTCAGTTCCTGTTCCTACAGTAGTATCAGCATTTTTATTAACAAGTTCTCTCCATCCTAAAGCATTATTATTGAGTGCTAATCTATTTCCTTGACCTGTATGGAAGTGACACCAATACCAAAGTGTGTTAGGTGCATCAGCTGGAGGTGTAAAGTGTACAGTCTTAGTAGTAGCAGTAGAAAAACCACTGGTGTACTCTGCCATAGTCTTTTCTACACCATCTAGTCTGTAAACTGTAGTGGTAGGATCATAGTGACCTCCGCCTGGTATCAAGTCTCCATCTTCAGTTAGACTGAACATGAATGGGTGAGCCTGATTATTATAGTTGGCATTTGAAGCATCATTCTGATCGAACAGATAAGTCGCTCCTCTTGTTATAGGGAATTGATCTGGTTTTTCTACACCATTAAGATAAAATACACCTGTTACTTGACCTCCCACAGTATCAGTACCGACTGTAACATTAACTGTTATCTGTTCCTTATGTCCATAGTATGCCTTATCAAATTCATTAACGTGTGCAAATTGACCATGATTTACTCCCGCTGATGGTAGATCACTGTAATTATTCCATAAGTGAGGTAGAATATTACCTGTTGCAGTTCCGTCCAGTCTGCCTTGTAACTTGAAGTTACCTAGTACGTTAAGTTTATATCCTTCTGTGTTAGTAGTACCAATACCAATGTTAGTTAAAGTATGAATACCAGTTGTATTTGATCTCCATATACTATCTGTTGATGGTAGGTTAGTAAGTTCAGAACCATCACCAGCAAACTTAGATGCAGTTACGACACCTACAGTCTGGTAGTTACCATACATGTCTTGGTGAAGTATCTGTCTCCAACCACTGTAACCACCCATTGTGGTTCCGCCAGAGACATATGCAGTCTTAGTATTGTTTGCCCATGCAAACATACCTCTCCAACTTGTAGCACTAGGTAGATCACCTGTTGCGTCAAAGTCAAAACGCATCTTACTACCTTGACCAGGCATTGTTACAATACCAATCGCAGAATTGATATTGTCGATAACAATAGAAGGAGTTCCTGTTAAATTCTGTGCGACTGTGGCGATGCCTGAAGTGTGTGCATACCCAGCCATGGTTGCAAACCCTGTGTTACCAGTGTATGTTGCAACACCAGCTACCTTTGCATACTCAGCTACACCTGAGTTGGTTGAAACTCCAGATGCTGATGCGTATGTTACAATACCAGCGACTGTGGCGAAGTTTGCAGACAGTGCCAGTGTTGCCGTGTCAGCGAACCCAGCTGTTCCTGATGTGGTAGATACTCCAGAAACGTTTGCATACCCAGATGTAGTAGAGAATCCAGAAGTGTATGCGAATCCTACTGTATCAGCAGCAGAAACTGTCACATTACCACCAAATACCTGTGTAATATCTAAGTTTCTATCGAAGTTAAGACTTTGTGCAACACCAACGAGTGTTCCACTATCTTTTATAACAACACCTTGACCAACTGCGGTCACACCTGTTAGACCAGAACCATCTCCAACGAATGTTCCAGTTGTAATACCTGTTAATTGTGCGTTACCAGAAACATACAGAGCTGCGGTAGGTAAAGTTGTGCCTATACCTACGTTCTTACTTGTGTATATTCCTGAGTTCCCTGCCTTCGTCCAAGTACCAGCACTCCCTGCATTGGCACTGAGGTTATTACCGTCACCGAAGGTAGTATATATTTCCGAAAAGTTTGAGTTGACCTTACTAGCACCTAAGGCTAGGGAGTCTCCCAGTCCATCGTTCGGTGTGAATCCAGTAAATATTCCCTGACGAGCCATTTAGCTAAAAATTATAGAGTCCCTGTCTTCTATTTATTGATATAATAAATACGTTATGATAGCTATACTGTATCCTTTGAAAATGGACAAGAATTTATCTGAAGCATACTCTTCAATTTATAAGGAAGGAACCAAATATGGTCTTACTAAAGGCACAGGTAAGCCTGGTGGTGCCATGAAGGACTATCTTGATAAGAAAGCAAAAAAATTACAAAAAGAATATGATAGTCAGTCAAAAGAAAAAAAGAATAATCCAGCTTTCCAATCTAATAAATTGAACCCTCAACCTCAGTATAATAGTAGATATAGAAAGGAGTGGGAAGCACTCAAACTCATGGAACAAGAGGAATATGCACAAGATTTTAACGAATGGAAGAGTGGTTTAGTCGAGGAAGGGTATGATATTAGTAGATGGAGTGAGTCTGAACTAGTTGAGACATTCATTAATGAACATGATCTTTGGAAATCTAAAGATGCTATTATGAAAGCTATCTCAGAATCAGACAAGAAAGGTAGTGGTAGTGGTAAGAAAGATGCTTGTTACAAAAAAGTAAAAGCGAGTGCAAGTGTATGGCCAAGTGCATACGCATCTGGTAGACTAGTTCAGTGCCGTAAGAAGGGTGCTGCAAACTATGGTAACAGTAAGAAAGAAGACTTCTCTGATTGGAGAGATGATCTTGGACTACTAGATGAGAATAGAGCGACTGCTTATACTGCTGGTATGTCTGATGGTCAGAAAGCAATGGAGATGAGAAAGATAAGTCCTAAAGTTGCAGACCAAGCTGGTAGATCACATGATAAGTTCATGTTTGGTAAAAGAAAAACAAGTGGAAAGTCCAATAAAGAATATAATAAAAAAATCTTGAAAGATAAGAAGTACAATCAGAACACTACTGGTAGAGGAATGCCTGTAAGTTATCGTGATAGTTATGAGAAAGATAGAGACGACGTTATACAATCTAAAATAAGACAAGGTAAAGGATCATTCAAAGACTTAGGTAAAAAAAAGTGAAGAACTTCAAACAATTTCAAGAGAAACTCACACACATCAGTGTTCCTCTTAAAAAAATAAACAAAGATATTAAGAGTCAACCTGGCGATAAACCGTTTACACAAGAACCTGGCAAAAAACCTAAAGTCTTAGGTGAAGAGGGTTATGATGTCGCAAGAGATATGGGAAAGGTGCCAAAAACTAAAGACAAGAAAGATGCGACTACCATGCCACCAAGTGAAGAAATGAAAAAGACACAGAAGGTAAATAAAGGACCTTCTGCCTTTGACATTATCAAGAAGAAGTATGGTAAATCTGTAATGAAGATCAAGAAGAAATGACATGCCAGCAGTCTCAAAAAAACAACAAAGGTTCATGGGAATTGTTAGAGCGTATCAGAAAGGCACTCTCAAAACGCCGCCGACGCTTGAGGTTCAAAGAGCTGCTACCAGCATGAAGAAAAAAGATGTAAAGGATTTTGCATCCACCAAACACAAAGGATTACCCAATAAAAAAGTGAGAAAAGAATCATTCAATGAAGATTACGTCAAGGAACTAGAGGATGGTCTAGTTAAGATGGACTACCCTGCCTATGATGATGTAGATAAGTTGATGAAGAAGATTGCGAAGGATAATAATATTGATACCACAACATTACACATGGCATTTAAGACCAAACATCTTATGGTTCCAGATGACTGGGCTAAGAGAAAGATGATGGAACCTGTCATGATTCCCAAGACACCAGTGAACGAGATAAGTTTACCTACAAACCAAGTTAAGAAGAAACCAAATCCATTTGGAAAGAGAGCAGTTGCAAAAGCACTTGTATCTGACGTGGGAGAAAGAATACAAAAAAAAGTAAGATCTATGACAACTGTTCATAACGAAGGTAACTTACACAAGTGGTTCAAGGGATCTAAGTCTAAAGATGGTAAAGGCGGTTGGGTCAATGTAGTAACAGGTGGAACTTGTGCTAGTGACGAGCCAGGTGAGGGCACTCCTAAGTGTGTATCATCATCGAAACGTGCAAGTATGACTAAGGCAGAAAGACTCTCTGCATCTAGAAGAAAGAAGAAGGCAGATCCTAACCAACAGTCTAAGTCAGGAGCGGCAAAGCCTACATATGTTAGTACAGATAAGAAAAAGAAATCAGTGAAAGAAGGTTTCCTTAAAGAAGTATCAGATGCTAAGATGTTTAGACAGTCTGATGAGAATTTAGACAAACTTAAAAAGAAGTTTGATGGTATGGATGATGGTCCTGCTAATTCTTTCATGAGAAAAAGAATTTCAAAAGAATTAAAGAGAAGAGAAACACAGAAGAGAAAAGAAATGTTGAACCCTACGGTTCAAATTAAAGATGAGTATATAGCAGAAAAGAAAGTTAAGAGAGATAAGTATGGTGATCCTATCAATCCAGATGGTAGTTATGCAGGCAAGAAAAATGAAGATAAGAATCCAAAGGATCAATTCAGTAACAACGAATCATATGATGCAAAGAAGAAAGCGATGAGAGATGCTTTTCTAAGTCGTAAGGAAGGCCAAAAGGTTGCTGAAAAGAAAAAGAGTTATAACGAGATGTTTTCATACCAGAAAGATTCTGTCAAGAGACAATATAGTGGAAAGGATTATAAACCAGAAGATAAAAAGAATGTTCAGAATCTAACTAGAAAACCAGTCAATAAAGTGGGTGGAAGAACTGATGGAACTGCTGGTAGTTATGTAGAGAAACCTCAGAGAACTACTAATGAAGATTATCATAGTGGACAGGGTGAAAAGAAAGTAAAAAGAACTCTAAAGTATATGAAGAGTAAAGGACAGGATGGAGCTCCTGGCTTAAATGCAATGATATCAAGGATAAAAGATCATGAAGATAGAAGAGGTGTTAAGAAAAAGAAAGAAGAAGTAAATGAAAAGAAGAAGGTTGAGATTAAACTTAACCCTAAGACAAAAATTGGAGTTAAAGTTACTGACATAGGGGCTGGTGGAAAAGAGTATGTCAGAAAGGATACAATGAACGAAGCATCAAAGTATAGTTCTATAGTTAGAGCTGGTATCAAACTTGGTGGTAAGAAAGGTGGTAGATTGGCACAGAAAGGTGAGAAAGCTGCACTTGAGTATGGAAAAAATAAGGCATCACAAGCTGCAAAAGGTGGAAAGGATGCTGGTGCTGCTGAGAAAGCAGGTGCTGCAATCGGTGGCACTATTGGTGGTGCAGCTGGATTTTTAGTTCCTGATGGACCTTTAATGGCTGCTGGTGAAATTGCTGGAGGATATCTTGGTTCAAAAGTTGGTGGTGCGATTGGTAAAAAGATTGATAACAAAGTAAGAGGTAAAGGACAAGAACATCCACAGAATAAAAATACTCCACAGAATAAAATAGTTAAGACTAAACAGTTAAAAAATACTTCCAACAAAACTATGGGTATGTCTAAACAAAGACAACAAACATATGCTGTAGCAGAAGACATGAGTGGTATGTCTCAGAAGTCTGGTGATAAGAGAAGCACTGATAGTGGTGCTGGTATGACTGCTAAAGGTGTTGCGAAATATAACAGACGCACTGGTGGTAATTTAAAGACTGCTGTTACAACTGAACCATCAAAACTAAAGCCTGGATCAAAGGCAGCAAATCGTAGAAAGAGTTTCTGTGCTCGCTCTAAGAGTTGGACAGGGGAGAGAGGAAAGGCAGCTCGTCGTCGTTGGAATTGTAACAATGGTTTTGAACCTGAGAATGGTGAGATGATTAATGAATACAAGACCATGCTTGATACAATCAAGAGAAAGGTATCTGTATTGGGTGGTAAATCAAATAAGGAACCAGCAAAGAAGACAACAGGTAGAGATGCTGGTGCGATTGCAAGAAAAGTTTTACAACAGAAACAACATAAGAAATATGTTAACTTCTTAGATATAGATGAAGAGAAAAAAAAGTGTGGTGAAGGTGAATACTATTGTAATGATGACAAAAAATGTAAACCTATTCCCAAAGGATACAGAGTAGGTTATGGTGGATATTTAAAACCAGACAATTCAGATGATGATACCAATGGAAAGAATGGTAATGGAAATGGTAATGGACATGGTGGAAACGGTAACGGTGGAAACGGTGGCGGGAACGGCGGAGGCAACGGAGGCGGAGAGTAGTTGACAAATTTTTTATAATGTGTATAATAGATGAATGAAATATATTTTTGATGTTGATGGGACTCTCACACCCAGTAGACAAAAGATTGATCCTGACTTTTTAATATTCTTCAACAGTTTTGCCTTAGCAAACGAAGTCTATCTTGTTACAGGAAGTGATAGGGATAAAACTATAGAGCAAATTACACACCTTCTCTACTGTAATTGTAAGAGGGTATATAATTGTGCTGGGAACGATGTGTATGAGGGTGACTTGGCAGTATATACTAATCCTTGGACACTACCAACAGATGCAGCACAACATTTATTAGAAGAACTAGAGACTAGTAGGTTCCCAGTAAGAACAGGAACACATATAGAAGAGAGACCAGGCTGTGTAAACTTTAGTATCTTAGGTAGAGGTGCTAACCAGACAGAGAGATTAGTGTATAGTGATTGGGATTCTATAAAGGAGGAGAGGAAAGGAATAGCAGAGAGATTTAATAAGAAGTTTCCAGAGTTACATGCCTTTGTTGGTGGTGTGACAGGTGTAGATATATCAAGTAAAGGATGTGATAAGAGTCAGATCATCAGAGACTTTCCTGATGGCGATGTAGTATTTTTTGGAGATAGATTAGACCCACATGGTAACGACAGACCATTAGCAGATGCGATTGAGAAAAATAAATTAGGTATGGTAATAGAAGTCTTAGATTGGAAAGACACTTGGAATAAATTAACATGAGTGACATCAACTTCAATAGACACCGTGTGTTCAGAGAGACAGACAGTGTTATTTTTTATGATATATCTGTAGAGGAATCAAACGCAGCAGACTTAGTTGTTCATGAAGGCCCTGCCATCTCACCTCCACCTGATTGTGTGGGAGGTAAACAGTTCTATATTCATAGTTTTCAAGACGACTGTAATAGAGTAGTACAGGGAGAGAGGACCTTTGAGTTAGTCAATAGAGACTGGAAGAATCAATATCATATAGTACACCTCAACAGATACAGTGGTGCGTTAGTTATACCACGCAACACATTCCACAGGTCTACATCAGGAGAGAAGGGATCAATAGTAATTAACCAAGCAACAAGGTATCCTGGCTTCGATCCTCATGCTGAGTTCTATCCAGTGTCCACAGCAGAGAACAGAGATTTATATAATATACTAAGGAATGTGGTTCCTGTAATTCACACAGTAGGTGAATGAATACATAGTGTGAAGATATGAGAATTATGGAATGGTTGAAGGAGGAGATTACGAAAACCCCTGGCTATATGAGGGTAAACCTTTTACTTCTGACGACATTAATGATTTCTTCGGTTACGTCTACTGCATTACTAATAAGACAACAGGTAAGAAGTACATCGGCAGAAAATATTTCGTACAGAAACGGAAGCCAAAGGGAGGAAAGAGAAGAGTTACTAGCGAGTCGGACTGGAAGAAATATTATGGATCGTCCCCCGAACTCAAAGCCGACGTATCCGCCTACGGAAAGGAGAATTTTTCAAGAGAGATCCTGTCTCTCCATACAACTCTGGGGAAAACCAACTATGAAGAGACCAGACAACTGTTTATCAATGATGTCCTAACAGAGGCTCTTGACAATGGACAACCAGCATATTATAATAGTAACGTTTTAGGAAGATACTACAGGAAAGATTATTTTGAATAGTTATCCAACGTGGCAACAACCACCAGTTCCTGACTTCATGCCTTATCTTGAGGGTGCAGCTCAGATTATAAAAGAACATGAAATTACTTTAGATGAAGATGGGATATTAGATTTACTACAAATAAAATATAGGTGGCCAGAACCAGCATTGGAAGTTATAAATCAATGCCAAAAAAAGTCTAATGGATTTTTTGATTCTAGAGGTTACATTTATTATGATAGATGGAAGAGATTGTATGATCTAGGATTCACTAGTCTCTTGAGTAACATAATGGATCTCACCTCAGAACTAAGATCTCTTGACGATAAGTTATATGATTATAAAGGATCAGAAACTAATGCTAACATCTATCTGAGTGCTGGTACTATAAAACATAGAGCCAGTTTTGATCCACATAACCATGATTATCATGTCATAGTGAAACCAATTTATGGCACTTGTACATGGCTCATCAATGGAAAATCTCAAGAGGTAGATCCATCTGATGTTTTAATCATACCAGCTGGAACCATGCACGCTGTTGTGGAAAATAAAGAACCTCGACTATCCCTTACAATGAATCTCAGTGGATGATTACATAAACTACATGATCAAAATTGGAGCTGATAGGATTCCTCATCTCCATGATGATCTATTGTCTCACTCCATAAGAGTTGCTGGTTTACTATACAACTATGGTAGACCTATGGATGAGGTCAAAGCAGGACTTTTCCATTCGATATATGGTAATGAATTTCAAATGTATAAAATTAATGTGTCAAGAGAAGAAATTAAAACTGTAATAGGAGAACGTTCTGAACATATAGTAAACCTATTCAATACTTTAATTGATAGAGTAGACACTATACTTTATGCCAGAGGTTTAGATGAACCAGACAAGACAACTCTTAGATGGTTAGAGTATTGCAATATCAAAGATCATGATGCAGAAGCAGATATCTTAAAAGAATTTGAACTATTGTTAAATATTGACGGATAACCGAAAATGTGTTATGATTTAACCGTATACATAATATACATGAAAATTAATTAAAAGAAATGAATTTATTACCTGATGCAGATCTCTTCTTTTGGGAGAAAAAGAAACTGGTGAGGAAATCTGTTCATAGCCTTTTTGAAGGTAAGGATATTCTTCTAGTATCAGTTTGTGGTGCCTTTACACCTCCTTGTACGGAGATGGTAAAGGAGTACGAAGCAATGTATGATAAGTTTATCAAAGATACAGTTGTCGATGACATCTATATTGTTTCAATGAACGACTCATTCGTAATGGATAAGTGGTTTAAGTCTATGAAAATTAAAAAATGTAAGTATCTTCCTGATGGAAATGGTGCATACATTTTGAGACTTGCAAAGCAAGGTGGAATGGCAGCAGCTCAATGTTCTGTTCAAATGTATAATAAAGGAATGGGTGTCAGAGCATGGCGTTGGGTTCTCCTTATAGAGAACAATATACAGATGAGTTATCTTGAGGAGGAGACTCCCGACAATAAAGGATCTAGAGACAACTTAGAGGAAGATCCATTTGAACTAACTCATGCACAACAGGCATATGATATGTTGATCAGCAGAGATCAAGTAGATCATATCAATGAGATAAATGCTGAAGCTGATAAGGGTATGCACAGACCAGAAGGTATACCAATAAGTCCTGGCGGCTAATGAAAATAATAAGTCTGAAATATCTAGAGGAAAATTTTGATGAGGTACTCGAACTGGCTCAGGCTGGTGAGAGTTTCTTATTAGATACTCCTGATGGCCAGATAGCATTAGTTCCAGATAAGAATATTCTAAAACCAGTTATTGATTCTGGACAGGCAAAAGACATAGAACATATGTGGAACCATGATGATGGTGCTTGACTTAATAATATTATTTGTGTATAATAAAGTATATACAATTTTATTATGATTGAAGTACTTGTACAGAATGAACCATACAGGTATGTGAAGATGCCTGATCCACTTGATAACGGTCAACCAGACTATCGTATTCAGAAGTGGAACAATTACAATGGTTACAAAGATATGTACCTTTGTGATAACTTTATGCAGTTTAAAACTGCCATTGATGACTTTGAATATACAAAGTGGTTAGACCCTGCTGGTGTGCCTTGTTACATCAAAGATGACTGAAGAACCATCTCTACCAGAACAGGCAAAGAATATTACAAAAACTGCCTATGATATAGTTAAGGGTTTCGTTTTCAACGGAACCTTAATTGTTCCTGATGAGGTAAAAAAAGCACGAATAGATATATGTAGAGAGTGTAATAGGTTTGATCCAAACCGCATGAAATGTAATGAGTGTGGTTGTTTTTTGGTGAACAAGGTCAAGTTTTCTGCTGCACACTGCCCGCTAAACCTTTGGTAATTTAATGGATACAAAAATTAATATGAAGTTCCAAGATTTTATTGGAATCTTTGACAATGCAATCGACCCACGCTTCTGTGAGTATCTCACAGACTATATGGACAAGGCGGAATTTGTTGACTTTAAAAGAAATTTTAGTCATGTAAAAGATAAACAGATATGTTTAGATGGATTCTCTCCTGGCGAGTCTAAACAGTTGATGGAGTTTGTAAACAATTGTTTGTTCCATTACCTCAATGAGTACACCTACCTAGGCAATTTCAGTTATGTAAGTTCTTTGTGTCTACTTCAAAAAACAGAACCTACGAATGGGTATCATTTGTTTCATGCAGAGAATGTAAATTGGAATCTAAACAACAGAACTATGGCTTGGATGGTATATCTGAATGACGTAGAGGAAGGTGGAGAGACAGAATTTTTATATCAGAAGTTGAGAGTAAAACCAAAGAAAGGAACTGTTCTAATATGGCCTGGAAGTTATACTCATTTACATAGAGGTAATCCTCCTATGACAGATAAGTATATTGCTACTGGTTGGTATCAAGGAAACATAGGACTACAGACCATCCAAACCGCAGGCATATTAGATAAACAATACAGAGATAGTATTAGTAGTGAGTGATATACATATCTTATTTCCAACACCAGTATATCAGAACGTCTTAGATTTTAGACCCTCTGAGATTAAATCTATGTTGGATTTTTTGAAAGAGATAGAGTGGGCTCGAGACGTAGACATATATGGTGGACCAAATGGAGAGACTACTAAGTTAGATGAGGATTTATTATCAGAACCAGAGTTGAGTAAGTTGGGTGGGTTGATAGATCAGGAAGTTAAGAGTTTTGCTAAAACTCTACAGATTGATTTAACAAAACATGGGTTGAAAAGAATTAATTCTTGGGGTAATCTACAAAGGAAGGGTAATTATATAAAAGAACATCGCCATAACAACACACAGTTTGCTGGAGTCTTTTACTTACAAACTCCAGAGGGCGGTGGCGATATAGTTTTCTCCACCAGAAATCCTACTTGGATTACTAGTTATTGGGAACCTTCTCTTACTGGATATGATGATCTCAATAGTTTTGAGAAGAGATTCAAACCAGAAGAGTCTGGAATATTTCTTTTCCCTGCTCACCTAGATCACTATGTTACTCCATCTGAATCATCTGAGGAGAGATATAGTATCTCATTCAATTACAATCTTGATGGCAAGTTTTTCGGGGATTGTAACAACCATCTAACAATGAAAGTATTATGAAACTAACACAAGAGATTATTGACCAGATACAAGAAGCAATGCTCCATACCAAGAAAGATGGTAGTATCAACTGGAAGGATGAAGATGATGTCGTAGTTCAGTTAGCAGGGACATTTGCTGCTGATAGATTCATTGTTATCAAGAACAAATCTAAGAGTCCTGTTGTAAGTGCTGAACCACATCCTTACTTTGATTATGAAAAGAAAGTCTTTACTAAAGATGGTAGAGAAGAATACATCAAAGAACAGGAGGAATTAAAGAAATGAAAATGACTCCCGAAGAAAAAGAATTAAGATCAACTTATAATTTCTATAAAGATACTAAGATGGGTTTCTTTACTAAGGATGGATATGCAGCAGTGCCTTGCGGAGAAAAGAAAAGAGTGATAGTATATGAAGGAGAGATCCTACACACCGCTCTCAATGATGACACCGCAAGAAATTGGATTGCACGACATAGAAAGAAAAGAAAATGAAACTTAGATTTTGTGTCATATGTGGCACTAATAAAAATTTACATCATCATCATGTAATTCCAAAAGTTAGTGGTGGAACTGATCACCAACATAATCTTATTACTTTATGTGATAAACATCATGAGATGATTCATAGAATCAGACATGTTGATAACTGGTTTGAACTTGCTAGAATGGGTAGAGAAAAAGCAATAGC